ACGGCATAAATACATTCATTTGTCATGTCGTGCTGATTGAATACGGGGATAATAATTGATTTCAAAAAACCTCCTTAATCAAGTGATATTTTTATATCGTAGTCAACCGCCCAGTGCTTCACAGTTGCCACAGCGGATTGCACTGTAATTTCTTCAACCATTGTTGTAAGGTTTTGCCGGTTCATCCATATATGGGTGTAACCTGTAATGGTTAGGCTACATTCATCGAGCACCGCCGTCAGGTCATTATACATAGTGGATATTTCCGTAACCCCTGCCGATGCAGAAAAGAGGGAAAACTGAATAATTATGTTTTCAAAATCTTCGGTGAATGTCTTTTCTGGCACATCCGACACAATAAAAAAAACGACATAAGGGAATTCTGTGCCTTCCGGAGCTTCATCGAGAAATATGCGCCCGCCCACGTCGTTATAGAGTGCTGAACCGGACAGTTTAGTCATTATGGCGGACAAAAGGTTGTTCATTTATGCCGCCTCCTTCACAAGTATATCGAGGAATTTATGCTGCATGTTTATGTCAATGATTGAGACAATGTTGAAGTATCTGTTGGCAAACTTAATTCTCCATGAACTCTTCAAATTTGCCCTGTAGCGTATTCTTATCCTATGAGTGACGGTCATTGTAGGCTGTGCCGCTTCTATCACTTCCTTTGCCGATACTGGCCAAATCGCCCCGAATATTTCTGCTGCTGTAACCCATGATACCGTAAAACCGCCCATTCCGTCCGGCACTTTGGTTTGATACATCAGGGTTATCCGTTTGTTGAGTTCACCTATCTTCATCATTCAAACACATCCCATAATCTCGCGCTTGCGAGTAACAACTCAACGGTTTTATTTGCCTGATAAGTCAACGTTGAATTGTTGATTGTCTGTGCCTCTCTATTCTCGTAAAGGTCTGCTATTGCCAGCAGTGCTGCCGCTTTGATTTTGTATGGAACCAGTGCCGCCGTTGTCCATCCACATACGAATTCAATCGTGATGGGTTTTGAAGGGTATAAGGTAGAGCTTGGCCAACTTTCGCCGTAAGGTAGAACAATTCGCCCGCATTGATCACCGTTGGTCTCGACAAGGTAATCTGTGTTTTCTGTTAAGGTTGTCTCCGTGCCGTCCGTGTCCTTCCATTTGACCGAGGTCACGCTTTGAAGATTGCCAAAGGGAATTTTGATAAAGTTATCAGTCGGGAATTTATCAAGGTAATATTTCCATGTCTGGGTTAATAATGCCCTTCTGGTAATGTCCTCTATGATTTCCCGCGCTGCGATAATCTTGTCGGTTAACAGGCTATCTTCTGCTGTTGTTGCCGCGTTGACAATCACGTCTGTGCCGAACTCACAAGCCGCTACAAGTACTTTTGAGGCTGTCCTGATATAACGCTTAGCCCCTGTGTATTCTTTCTCCTGTATGGTTGTATCGTTGGCCTCCGTGACCTGCGTGAAGGCCCCACTTGTAACATCTGTCCAGGTTGTGCCGTCATCACTCTCCTGAATCTTCGTGTCTACCGTGCCGCCTGCCCCGTTATTGACAGGTCTCAGATAGACAACGGCCTGCTTGCCTATGACCTCAACGGCTGTGCCGACATGGGTTGTATAGTTGTTGGCTATTGCGTGACTACCTGCTGCAAGGGAAGTGTAAGCCGCGAGATTGCCCGCCAGAGTTTCGCTGTCAAGGCGCAAATGAAGTTTTACTTCTGCAATGCTTACTGGTTCGATTGTCGGCGCTACGGTCTGGAGTACGTTCATAGTTATTGCCTCTTATCCCCGCCTGTTACGTTTCGATCCTTTGCATAGTAGAACGCAATCATTGTTGCAATGGCCGTTACAGCGTCAAGAATTTGTGGCGGTATCTCGAAGCCGAACAGTTTAACAAGTTGAGCTATGCCTGCTATTGCGCCCGCTACGGTTGTTTTAAGGTTTATCATGTCCATGTCACGCCCCCGCGTTCATTTTGTTGATTTCAAACTGACTATCATCAAATATCTGGTTGCCGCCGGATACCTTGCTTATACCGTTTGCCACAGTCGCTATGGTGTCAATCAGGACACTTACTGTTTCAGGGGTTATCTTCTCCCAGGTCTCCTTTTGCCCACCTGTAGATGCAACCTGCATACCCTCAACAAACCCTATTGCCCCAGCCTCAACTGCCGCCTTCTTGAGTGGGCCTGTGCCGTCGCCAAGTGCCTCTTCTGCCTGGTTCATCAATCCGAGTACCATCGGTACGACTGCCAACGCCGCCGGAGGTATTGCCACGCCGAAGAGTGCCAGTATAGGTGTGATTACGCTTGCACTGCCTAAAATCCCTTTGATAAATGATAATGCTTTCGTGAAAATCATGTTGTTGCCTCCTTTGATTTTGGGAATAACATTGCCCAGGCTTTATCAAATACACCGTTAGGTAATGCCCTTCCGTTTTCGTGATAAACCATCGCGTGTACCAGTCTGTGCATATCCTCATAAGTGAAGTCTATTACCGCATCCCTTTGTAGCCCTGATATAAGGGATACCACCTGAATATATGCCTCAACATCATTTTCTGTTGCAGGCGCATAGACAGGAATGATTTTCTCTATCGTGTCAAGCCCTTTCCGCTTGATGTATGTCCGCAAAACAACGATCATCGCCCGTAGGCCGTGCTCCATTGTTTCAAATTCCTCGAATCCGGCATCATCATCCATTGACCGTTCACCCTGCCACTGTGTCTTGTCGCCCTTTAATTCTCGGAGATTGCCGGGGTTATTATTCCTGAATCCGCGCGGGATTGTCATTGATGTCCCCCTTTAATCGCTGTCGGGATTACCACGTTGCCGCCGCCGTTGTGGAAATGGTGATTAACCCTGTCCCACATCTCGCTATGATCTTTCTCGTTGTCCAGGCACATTTTATCAATTTTGGCCAACAGTTCATTTTTGCCGGATCGCATAAAGCCGATAAGAAGCGTCACAAGGCCGATTGTGATTGTTACCAGCACGGATAAAACAGTCAGCATTACGTGTTCAGTCATCAACGTGTCCCGCTATCTCGAAAGGTATAGTATTACGGTCCCCGATTTCGCATCCCCTGCATTGCTCACGTTTAGCGTCAATGCACCCGAAACCGGCCTCTTGCCGTACAGTGCCCCAATGTAAGGGCTTACCTGCTCCGATAGTGTTGCCGATCTGTCTGCCAGTTTGCCGCCCATAATATCGGCGTTGTTCGCATCTGTTATGGTAATGTCATAAGATGCCGTCGGAGCGGTTGTGTCCGGGCTTGTAACGGCCATGACAACATATTTACCCGCTATCTGGTCTGTTATAGTTGTACTGGTCGTTGATATTACGTCTCCTGTTGCATCCGATGTCCAGCTAAAAGTCAAGGTTGCAAGGTTAGTATGCCCTTCGCTTGAGTATACCGGCGCATATGTCTGCGTTGCCGTCCCTGCTGCCATTATCAGACAGGGCAGCAACAGAACCGATAATATTAATAATATTGATGATAGTTTCTTCATTGTGTGAGACCTCCTTTGCTGTGTATGGCTGATAATGACAGCAGTGTTATGACTGCAAGCGGTGCAATTTGCCACGTAAAAAAGAATATAGCCGTTGAAGCGGACGCGATAAGACAGAGAACCGGTATCTTATCGGCTTGCCTGATGCCACGTATAATGCTTCCGGCAAGAAAGGATAATCCGAGTAATATTCCCACCAGTCCGGTTGCGAAGTATAATTCGACGTATTCATTGTGCGCCTGTGCGAAGTTTGTTTTAATGTTGTTCCTGTCATCCGCAAAATAACGTTTAGCGCCTTCATAGTCGTTGCTCCCTGTCACCTTCTTGATTGCTTGTTCGAGTGCCGCTTTGTCAGACGTTAAATGTATCAATGCGCTTATTTGCGTTTCCGACATGCCCTTAGGGTTAGTCAGCAACGGGACAACATACTGATACTGTCCGAATCCCCACCCCCTAAGTAGCTTAACCGATGCCGCCTGCGCGGTCTTGCCCCAGACATACGCCCTTGACTGGAAACTTTTTGCGTGGTTTGTGTCGATGTATGTCATATACAGCGCGGCACACATGGCAGTCCCCACAATGGCAAATAATACGATGCGCCTGTCATCCCTG